TAGAAGTATTCACGTATACCGTCTTCAATCTCTAGGCCGACATCCTCGTCGGCAGGTATCGGATATTCATCCGGGTCTATGTCAATGGTAATGAAGACTTTAACTCGCATCGTAGCAGCCTTCTACCTCCTCAATCAGCTTGGCTAGATACCACTGTGCTTTCTTGAGGTCTTCTGTACCGTTCTTGTAGCGGTAACGCCACAGGTACTTCATAATGTTACCTTGCAGATAATACTCGTAGCCATCACCTGTAGCTGCAGCAATGGCGTCAATGCACTCAACGCCAGCCTTGTTGTAATGTGGTGGGGAGTTTACCATGTCGGTTTGTTTACCCTGCTTTGAATAGAACTCATCCATAAGTTTCTCCTCGTCTGGTTGTAACTCTTGCATCCTCATTCGCATGTACGCCTCGTGGCGCATCACGCGCTCCCCTTTGTCCTGCTACCAAAGCTGAGATGGACTACATTACCATCTTCTCTCGTAACAATCAAGCTGTCATCTTCATCTTCTTCAAAGATGATAGTGTCATTATCAACTACTTCCATAACGTAGGTGTGTACCATGTCGCGTATGGTTTCATCTCGTTCCATGATAGGCACAGTAGCGCACATCATCTTGCAGAAGTGCATTACTTGCCCGTAACTTTCGTCACTCAGTGGGTTGCCACCCTGTGAGATAATGGAGATATCAATCTCACCTGTCCATTCATCTCCACTGGTAGTTGGCCTAACTCGTATTACGAAGTCTCTGTCTTCAATCTCCAGATGTTCCATTGCTATCTCCTTTTTACTTTGGTTCCAGTGAACTTGATGAACTTGGGGTGCTTGTTCTTTCCCTTCTCTTTCAGCCAATCCTCTGGAATGATGCGGTCATAGTATTTGAACCCATACTTGATACACCATTCCGCATAGGTTGACTTAGCCCCTTTACGTAGCTTACGTCTACTGTTCTCAAAGACAAAGCGTATATCCAGCTTGGGATGCTGCTTCTTGATTGCAAGATGCTTGCGTCTATCTGCTGCAGTGAACATGCCCTTCGTCTCAATGATGATACCGTTGTCCAGCACGAAGTCTGGAGTATAGGTGCGGTACGCAAGGTCTTCCCATTCAATCTTAACCTTCTCATAGTCATACTTAACTTTGAGTTCGTCAAGGTAGACCGACAATTTGTGTTCAAGCCCACTCCTATATCCATACTTTCGTGCTGCACGAAATGCTGCGTGATTAGGCACTAGATTAGTCGCCGGTGGATACCCAAGGTACGGGTAAAGTCACGATACCCGATAGCTTTCAATTCTTCACGCAGCACTTTATCTGCTTCTGCACGTGCCTCTATTGCAGCACGTACACCTGCTGTCTTACGCTCACGATATTCTTCACGTAGTTCTGCTAGGTGTTTTTCTGTTGCTTTTATCTCTTCAAGCAACGTATCCATGTCTTCACTCATTATTTATACTCCTCTGCTAGTGATACATATGCAACCGTCTTAGGTTGCTTTGCCTGTGACATTACGGCTGGGCGTTCTTCAAGCCCCGGCCAACAGGCGAACCGATAGCGACAGAACCCACACTCTGTGGTGAGAACCATGTTGCCTGTCTCTTTGCCCCGGAACTTCTCCGGTACAGCATCGAAGCAACGCTCAAACCTGTTCTCTTCCAGCGTGTCAGCCGTTTGCTTAATATGGACTACCTCTTGGTC